AAAAAAAAACAAAGAAGTCATGTGCCTCAACAACAGGCGGCGCAGTCATAGAACACAGTTGTGGGCAGAGTTAAATCGTCTGGGCATTATTGAACGTATAATTTACAGTTTTGTAGGACCTGACAGTCCACGCGAACCTTACTCCTATCGGTATCCCATGTTGTTGCGTGACGAATCAGAAGATCCGCAACGCAATGATGTTGGTGTAGGACATGAAGTATACAATCAGTGTGCAGTAAACATTGTTACTGAAACTTCTACAGACGTGTCTTATGTGAGTGAAAAAATTTGCAAGGCTTTTGTGGCCCGACAAATACCTGTTATTGTGGGCTGTGTTGGAGTGAACAAATTCTTGCAAGACATTGGCCTGGACATGTTTGAAGATGTGGTTCCCTGGCGCACCTGGGACAATGAGTCAGATCAATTGATCAGAGTCAACAAGATAGCACAGTTTATGGATGATTGGATTCGCGGCAGAACTATTTTAAATGACTACAACAAACTATTGCCCAGAATTGAAAAAAACAAACAGTACTTTCACAGCGAAGCATTTAGAAACAAGATCATGGCGCAGATGCAAGTGTTTACACCTTGAACCAACCCAAGTACTGTTCTATCTTCTTGGCAACTGATGCCCAGTCACCCATTGAAGGTTGACGGAATATGCGCATGGTACTGTACCATGGGCTGGAGTCACGGTCTAGCATCCAACGCCAGTCTGTGGCAAACCACTGCAACATCAACCATGTGGGTCGACCCAATGCAGCTGACAAATGTGCAATGGCTGTGTCCACACTGATCACAACATCTGTGCATGCTATCAAAGCAGCAGTGTCTGCAAAACTCTGAATAGAACCAGGATACAAATTTACTCCGGCATCAGCTAATGCTTGAGATTCTTCATCAGTGGCATCTATTTGTAGACTGATCCATTCGTATTGTGGGTTGCGGCGCACAATGTCCAGCATGTCTTCAAACGGCATGCCTTTGTGTTTGTTGAGCCAAGCATCTCTGCGCCCTGACCATGAAAATCCCACCCGCATGCGTGTTTTTGGTCCAAGCAGTTTCAGCCAGTTTTGATAAAGATTCAACGGAGGATTGAGATACTGTACTTGTGGCGGTAGATTGTGCAAGTAAATGCCCAGCACACCTGGCAAACTCATGATAGACACCCAGTAGTCAAACGTTTCAGGAATCTCTTCAGTGTATCCGCCCACCCAGGAAAGTATGGGACTAGCACTAAGCATGGGGATCAAGCCATCCGTGACCTGCAACAGTATGCGAGCACCCAACACATGCAGATTGTACAAAAATCTACAGAACTGTATGTTGTCTCCGTGACCTTGTTCGCCTACTACTAGTATGGTTTTGTCCTTGAGGTCTTCACCTGTCCAGCGCGGCTGAGTGTGTTGCGGTTGTGTACCAGCCAAGTGTTCATACTGCCAACGTGATTCATAGGCCGGCCATCCTTGTGCATAGTCTCCTTGGATCAAATGACACACAGCCAAATTGAATCTAGCAGTGACATTGTTGGGCTCAAGTATTATAGCGTGTTGCAAAAAAGGTATGGCCCTAGCAGGTTGTCCACATTCACGCATGACATTGCCATAATTGTTGAAAGCTGCGGCTGAATCAGGATCTGCCACAAAAGCCTGTGCATAACAAGCCAAGGCCTGTTGTGGTTGACAGTCTGAACGAAATTGATTGCCTTGTTCTATAAGTTGATTTGGGTGCATGTAGTATTTAAAATAGCAACAGCGCATCAATTTATTTTTGATATCCATAAATACTTGTCAACGCAATTCTGCGTTTTATGCGGTTTAACCCACCGCGTAGCGACTAGAACTCGCATCGGACTTCTTTAAGGAGAAACAAAATGGGACGTCCTCTTAAAATACAAAAATCAAGTACGGGATCTGGCAATGGCGGCGCAGCCGTTGGTGTGGATCTTGGTTTCCCCAACTTTGGATCATTGACTGCACCGGTCTTTAATGCACCAACACAAACACTTAACACCACTCAATATCTAGGTGTAGTTGGTGGTGCAGCCCCCACCGATGCACCTTCAGCCACCAACCCCAGAGTTGATGTAACAGTTAACATTGCTGCACCGTCAGGTTCAGGTATTGGTGTAGCACAGGGCTATATCATACGTCAAAAAGGCAGCCACAAATATCTAGTGGGCGATGTGACTGGTGTCAATGACGGTTCGTTTGTGGTGGGTCAAGCCTATCAAATCAGCACCGTGGGCACAACCACTGACTGGCCAGCTGCAGGTGCACCTTCCAACTATGGCTTGGGTACAATTTTCACAGCAACTTCAGTAGGCGGCGCAGGCGACGGTGCAGCCAACAGTGTGGGCGTGTGTGTGTTGGACGACGATGTGACTCCAGCTGCTGGACTCATGGCCATCACTTACACCTTGAGTGATTCAACTGCTACCACAATTAGCAAACTGACCAACAAATGGCTGCTGAACTGGGCCGGCGGCTCAACCTATGCTGCCACAAGTGTAGTAAATGATGTGCGTTACGTGACCAACTTCTTCACAGACGAAGGCACTGTGATCAAATCAGGCACCGCTCAAACCACAGTTGAACTTGCTATTGTTGACAACGTTACTTCCTAATTTGTAACACAACCCGGTCCTTCCAGCTACATACTGGGAGGACTTTTTTTATGAGTATTGGATTTGTACTAGGCAACGGCATCAGCAGACTTGAAGTAGATGTCAAAACACTACAAGCAACTGGGCCTGTGTATGGTTGTAACGCTCTTTATCGTGAGCACATTCCCACAGTGTTGGTCAGCACTGACAAAGCAATCAGCCAAGAAATACAAAATTCAGGCTACGCTACCAAAAATCGCATGTACACTCGCAGGCCCATGCCAGGCTTGGGTGCCAAAACTGTGCCACAAAATTATTTTGGTTTTAGTTCTGGACCCATTGCAGTGGGCATTGCTGCACTGGACCGCAACATAGCAGTGTATCTCATTGGATTTGACATGGGTCCAGCACAAAACAATCGTTTTAACAATGTGTATGCTGACACACAATTTTATAAAAAAAGCAATTCTTTGCCTACCTACACTGGCAACTGGGCCAGACAGCTGGCCACTGTGATAAAAGACCATCCCAAAATAAGTTTTTATCGAGTACAGGGTGAAACCACAGCCACAGTAAACGAGCTCAATGGCCTGGCAAATCTCAGACACATGCCCATAGCAGACTTTTTGAACCGCATAAATAACACAAAGGATCTGTAAATGTCAACAGTCAAACGTGTCAGCGGTGATTACACTGTTCAAACCATAAATGCAGGCGACTTAGTCACCTTAGAAAGTACCAATGTAAACATTGTGGGCAACCTCACGGTGACTGGTAATGCAGTGTTGACAGGCAATATCAATGCTGACAAAATTTTCAATGGTACTACCAGTGTTGAAATTCCTGTGATCAATGGTAATATCACATTCAATCCTGGTGGTGTCAGCAACATCATGGTAATCAGCCCAACTGGCACAACTTTTGCTGGTGCCGTGGGATTTACCGGCAACGTGGATGCGGGCAACGTCAACACCACAGGCAATGTAACCGGCAATGTGTTTTTGATACGGCGTGATGCCAGTGTGGGCACACCACTGATAAGATTTGAAGACACCGACACTACCCTTAGTGATGGTACCGTGCTTGGCGCCATTGAATGGTATACCAACGATTTGTCAGGATCTGGTGCCAGAGTCACTTCTGCCATCAAAAGCACAGCCAACAGTGTTTTAGGCAATGCCTTGGTACAGATTTTTACCAGCACCAGCGGCAACGCAGCAACAGCCAAGGTCACAGTGGACAGTGTGGGCAATGTGGGTGTGGCCAATACGGCTCCTTTACACACATTTGTGGTGAGTGGCAATACCTTTGTCAGCGACAATGCCAGTGTTATTGGCAATGTCAGCACCGGCAACATTTTGAATTCAGGACTGAGCAGTGTTACAGGCAACATAACTGGCGGCAATTTGATCACTGGAGGGTTGGCCACAGTCACAGGCAACATAACCGGTGCCAATGTGATCAGTACTGGTGCAGTCAGCGCAGGTGCCTTGGGCATCAGCGCCACAGGCAATGTCACTGGCGGCAACGTCAACAGCAACGGAGTCATGTGTGCTGTAGGCAATATCACCAACAACGGGGTTATCAATGCTGGATCAGGTTTTAGCACAGTGGCCAACGTTGTAACAGGCAATGCTACTGTGTCAGGCATCACTG